AGCCTGTGGGATATGGCGTAGGGGGTACTGTGACGGTTTCAATCATACTTCTGCCGGAGGTGAGGGATGCATCAGTTTCCTGACATCTTCACGGAATTTAACCATATCAAAATTTGGATCATTCTTACGCCCATGAGGCAGAGCGTATTCTTTATGTCCAGCACACATAATGGCCGAAGCACCAATATGGGTCAGGATGGCTGCACAACCTCGCTTGTAAGCATCCATCTGAACTGTGGGCCAAGTATCAGCTCTAGGCCCTTTCGTCTCCCCAGTATTCTCAGCTTCAATGCCGATGAAATGTGAATTGCCGTCCCTGACTCCCTGCCAAACACCGGCCCCAGCATGCCAGCCTTTACCAGCAGCTATCATCCAATAATGACCAGAACGACCCAAGCCCAAATTACAGAGCGGGCCACCAAGATCAGGCCTACCGCTGACGAGCACATTAAGATCGAGAAGATCACCGTGAAGAGGGCCGCAGGTATGGTGGCAAAGAACTCCGAGAACTTGTCCTTCATCACCATGGCCTCTATTTTGCCAGCCGGGCACTTCGTTGACTGTAAGACCCCAAGCCCTGAGGACACCCGGTAACCAGAGTAGGCTGAAGGTCATGGAGTAGCTCCTATTTGATAAGTGCTAGTGCAGCGTCCCTTTGTGCATTGTTCCTGTTAGACCAACCATGGCCAAAACCGGATTTAGTGATTGGAGGGTGTGGCCCCCAGTTAGGGCTCTGATGCTTGACGGCTATCCAAGCAGCGCTCAGTGCTATGACCAGAGCTTTTGGATCAATTGCTTGTACAAGGTTTATAGTCTGCTTGTCCACCGCTCCCGTTAAGGGGAACATGCCCAAACAAAGCTGAAGTAGGTTTGGACCGCCCGTCATGCCTAAATTCGTAGTCAAATCAGCCATTCTGAAGTCGACCCCTGTAGGCAAATCATCAAAATGCAGAGGATCAAGCAGCATCTCATTGTAAATCAACATGGCATCGTCTTTGGTAAGAAGTGCCACATGAGGAATATCTGCACGAGGCCAGCCATGCTTCTTGTGATAGTCATCCAGAAAATCTACTGAGATGCCAAACTTGCTAGCACCACCGGGCTCGTTTGGTGACGTGTTTAAGTCACTGCCTTCCCATTGAAGGATAGAATTGAGGGTGATTATTCGATTTGCTTTCATTACAACAATCCATAAACTTTGACTGTTCCACTTAAGATATTTCCAGATGTAAAGAGGATTTGAAATCCATCTATCGCAGCAATGCTATTCCAAAAACCACCAACCACAGTTGACACAACGGCAGTATTAAAAGATGATGTATTTCCTGCAATATTCTTTATAGAAGAAGCAGTATTTACAGGTCCAAATATCGTTATTGATCCTGACATACCAACACTGGTCGTGTTAACTATAGTAGTAGCTGTTAAAGGAATATATGTTGTAGCTGCATTCACAAGAACAGTAGCACTACCATTAGTTCCAAAAGTGCTATTAACATAGGCAGTAGCTGGAAATGTACCTCCAGAATGAACTTGAAATTCAAGTGTGACGGTGTTGGTTGCTGGAACTATGTTTTCAAAGACAATTTCATAATCTTTGAAAGTGGAAGTTAAACTTGTTGTATCTGCCAACGTAGCAGAAGTAGCTGCTGTCAAGGTATTCAACAAACGTCTTGACTGCGCAACGTTCGTAAATGCGGCTGTCATATCAGTGAAGATAGCATTCCACACTGAAGATTGTATGATACCCCCCGGTGCTGCTGTAAGCGCACCAGCAGCAGGAGTGTAAACACCTGTCCCAGAAAATGGCATCTGTTATACCCCTGCGTAAATTATCTTGTTGACGATAAATGAAGGTTGAACAAATGAGAAAGCTGTGCTGGAACCTCCACCCCCTGTGCCAGTAAACGAAGCTGATATGCCCGTAACGGCTGAGTTTGTTGTCTGAAGAGTTTGCACAGTGAAGACATCAGCTGCTTGAGTACCGTCCTGATGGACGCCAGCATTCAAGGTATTATAGGTGTGCGTATGGCCCGGATCAGTTATTCCAATTGTCCCTGTTGGGGTTATAGGAGGCAAATTCGCCGTGATCAAGGATCGGCTTTGCAAACCACCGGGGTTACCAAGAACAATTGGGCTGCTTCCATAAAATGCCGTTGTCAAACGACCTGAAGCAGCACCACCCATATCGTCCTTGCCAACAAAAGCATAACCACGCCCGTCAGGAACATTGAATGTGGTTGACCCATCACCAGAACCATAAGTAACTCCAATTGCTGCAAACAAAGCAGCATAGGTTGTTCTGCTGACAGCCTGTCCAAAACAAAACAACCAGAGCGCGGGTAAAGTTGGTCCTGCCCAATCACCAAAAATTCCTACAGGAACAGTTCCTGGAATGCCTGTGCTGGTAATTGCAAAAATCTGAACACCGTTGATAATAACACCAATCGAACCAACACCAGATCTTATAAATCCAGTATTGGATTCGTTGTTAAATGTGAATGCAGGGGCAACGGCGCTACCATCTGGTAGCTTAAGCTGGCCGGTCATACCTGCTTGACCATCGCGGGGGAGCGAACCAGTCAATGCCGTAGCAATATCACTAAGGTCACTGTTCATTGCCGCAGAAGAAATAGTAGTACCAGCTACAAATGCTGTCTGCGGCAAACCATAGGTTCCAGAACCGTTACGAGGCATCTGTATCTTCCTTCATTTCAATAACGGCCCTTCAATCCAGCCAACTAAACTTTTCCGAATACCTTTAGTTACTGTCTTAACCTCATGGATAATATGACTACGAAAGACTGTAATCAATCCCAGCTCTTTTTCAACCTTAATCGGTTTGTCGAAAGATTCAGGATACAAAACCAATTCACCATCTTCATAATCTTCAGGCTTGGATAACTGAACAGTGAAACTCAATTTTCGAAATAAACCTACTCCGGGAACATAACTTGCATCAATGTGTTGACCGTAGAAACCTTGTTTACTTCCATCGTACTCAGTAAATTGTAAAGGTTGAATGGCTTTTAGATCCAAGTGAAAGTACATCTCGTTTAGACGATTAGAAATATCCGACAATCTTTCATACAGCCAACGGTACTCTTCAGTCTCTGGTACCCAAGCTACTTCACTCTCTCGAATTTCTTTATCTAATTGATTATCACCCACCGTCGCTTGTTCAATTTTCAATTGTTCGCCTAAACCATTCAAAAGACGCAACTCATGTGGAGCAAAAGCATTTTTCCAAAATCCCCATGATTGAAACATAGGCAAAGGTTGCAGTAACCACATACGCTATTCCTTTTCATACCCAACTTAAGACTGCCGCACCTGTAGCACCTGCTGGACCGGGGGCACCGGGAGGTCCGGGGGTACCAGCGGGAGATCCAGAACCTCCAGCGCCTCCCGCACCTCCAGCGCCTCCAGCGCCTCCAGCAAAAACTTGTACTGTTACAGTAGCACCGGGAACCGGTGCTCCGGGATCCCCACGAGGCCAAGACGTTGTCGTTGTTGTACCATTAAAATTGGGCGCTGATCCCGGTGATCCCGCCACACCGGGGGAGCCCGGTGCTCCCGGCAATCCCGGTGCGCCCGGTGCTGTCGTTCCCGGAGTACCCGGAGTACCTGTAGCGCCCGGAGTACCCGATCCACTGGGTGTTAATGTCGCAGTATAGACTTTGTATCTATCAGGTATAATGACAGGAAAAGTTCCTACAGTATTAAAAGTCGATGATCCTGCAATAATTTGATAACCACAAATCTGTGCATTTGCTCCGGGAAACATCAGCGGACTCCCTTAAACGGCAAGGAGAGCCAAACTTCTGTCGCACTACGCACAAAATACATGATGCCGTTTTTACGACCAGCCACAGTGTCAATGGTGAATCCTCCACCCACATCTGTCTTGTAATTTGCACTCAAGGTCAAAGTGAAGCCACCTGCACCTCCTTCAATAACCTCTAATATACCAGAACGACCAACCACTGGATTAGTCATGTTGCCTAAAGTGCGGCTGGCCCCAATCGTAACTGTAAAATTAACTCCAGTTCTATTATCCCAAGCAATGGTTGCTGCATCAGTCAAGGAAACGAATGCTCCTGTAGCATTCATCACATCGGTCAACATCGTTTTACTTTGAGTATTGTCCCACCAATCTGATACTGTCATAACAGCGGTAGAGAATGTGTTGACTAACACACCTTGGATGACAACGCCTATCTGACCAACACCGATCCTCATAAATCCAGTGTTAGTTTCATTATTGAAAGATAATCCGGGAGCAGCCAAAGCACCATCAACAGCTTTGAATTGCCCCGTCATAGGACTTTGCCCGTCACGAGCAAAGGAACCAGTCAAGGCGGCGGTAATATCACTAAGATCACTATTCATTGCTGCCGAAGAAATAACGGTACCAGCCACAAACGGTGGCTGGGGTAGAAAGTAAATTCCTGTACCGTTACGGGGAATAGTCGCCTCCCAACCCAACAAAGGAGCAAATATGTGGTACGTTTTACAAGCCGGAATAGCTATTGGTATCGCTTACTTTTGGTGCACGCTGCCCGGCAACTCACCTAGTGAGTTTGGACATGGTCTCTTCCTTGGTGGCATCATAGCTTGGTACGCCACTGCCCTCGTTACTGCCATTTATGATTATAGCAGACGAGCTACTGTTGAGGACCAACCATCGTTGGGTTCGTCGGTGGTGCCATCAAAAGACGTAAAAGTGTTGCGCGATCGGTAGGAGCCGTAGCTGGGCTAGGCATCCACCTTTGATTCTTCAAATACCCTTGACCTGTAGGGCTAGCCACAGCACGAGCCGCAGTTCCTTTCAAGAAATCTATAGCCGGGCCAACACCTTCACGGCCTGCGATAGCACCCAAAGGACCGCCTTCAGTCAAAGCATGAGCTAGCCCCATGCCACCGGCTGTTTGAACTCCTGCTCCTGTCAAATATCCACCAGCCATGCCCGCCAACTTCATAAGCGGACTGGCTGTCTCAGCAGGTGAGCTTGGCAATGGCTGCATGACACTTGCAGCATTGTCCGAATGCGTTTCAAGCGGGCTGCCTACACCTGCTTTTCGATGAACTTGATCTGGTGTAAGGGTACGCCCGCCTGCTTCTCTCGGAATATTCTCTATGGTCTTATAATTTGAATATTGCTGATCAAGATCACGAAGACGCTGTGCCTCGGCAGGCGGCATTGAATTATGAAAAGCTTCATTCATTCGATCGCGTACACCTGTAATAGCCATCCGCTCATGTGTCGTAGGCGCACCCTCAGCAGCATTTTGTGTTATCTGTTTTAACGCACCATATCTTTCACCTGTCATATTCAGAGGCATAGGATTGCCCCCAGTAGGCCCCTGCGCTATCTGATCCCGAACATTGGTATAGGGCTCACTATTGCCAACAGACCGGAACAAATCACGCTGATCCTGCCTTACACCACGGTTCAGCGCGGCAAATTCAGCAGGCGACATGCTATGGGCATTACGCAATGCTTCAAGCTGAGCACCAGTTCCTTTAGCTTGAGCAAGTCCGGGCGTGTCAAACATCGCACCGGGGGCACCAGCTTGTCGCATCACGCCTTGCGTATAAGCTTCACCTTGCCGTGTCGGCAAATTGGCCATGCTTGGTGCACGACCCTCCATCGCCATTAGACGCGGGGCTTCAGCCAGTTGACCAGCACTAGATGCTTGAACAAGCTCTGGATTAACTGCCCGTAAAGCATCCACAGTAGCCGTGCGTTGAGGGTTCAGTGGAAGCGGGGTAACCGCCCCACGGGCAAGAGCTGGCAAACCAGTACCAGCCATAACACCCGCTGCACGAGCAACTGGCTCTGCCCAAGGCTGAGCAGCATCAGGTAGGTATCCTTTTAAAGCATCAGCACCTTCCGCAGCACCTTCACCAACAAGGCCAGCACCCGCAGATTTAGCCAAAGCACCCGTAACCCCTCCACCCCCTAGTGCAATGGATGGAAGTACACGCAAACCAGTTTGCAAAGCTTTGCCGGGGCCAGTCTGTGACTCGTAAAATGGACCAGTAACTTCTTCAGCCTTTTTCTGAATACCAGCAGAAGTCGGCAATGGAACATTACCGGGCATATCCCCGCTGCTCACCTGCTGAATGGCAGTTGGATGCTTTGCAGTATCCTCTTGAAGGAACTTACCAAGCCTAGAATTGGCAAACGCATCACCCAAAGCAGAAAAAGGATTAATACCTTTTGCAGTCGCTGCTTCAGAACCAGCCTTAGCTAATTGCTGAAGATCACCACCCATACCGGCAACTGCCATACCACCTTGGGCAAGAGCTGGGACAGCCCCCTTGGCCATATCCTCTCCATAGCCAACTGGGGGCTGCAATTTTGACGCAGCTTCTGCCCACGGCGGCAAGTCCGGTGCTGTCCCTTTCTTAACTTTGGCCGCCTCTTCCCATGGAGGCAGTTCTGTCTCAGCCATTATTTTTTCTTAACCTTTTCCCAATTATTTTCATCGTGTTGATCACCGCCCTTGAACTGATAGCCTTTGTAAGTCATTCCCGGCTCTGTCGCCCCAAGTGATTTGGCCTCACCAGACTTAGGCTCAATAACATCCTTCTCACCCTTACGACCTTTCAAATCTTCAGTAAACGTATCAAACTCGTCCTTGCTAAAGGTAGGATGATCTTTTGTATATTGATGCAAAAACTTGTCCCAATGCGAATCAAGACCAACGCGTTCCATTGGTTCACCATCTGGACCAACATTTGCTTTAAGCAATACCTTGGATGGATCCTTTGGATCCATGATGGCTTCACCATTCTTGTAAGTGGCAGCCATTTCACCAATTTGTTGCGCCTTAGCTGCATTCCTATCAGTGATTTCAAGAAGGGCTTTAATAGCCGATGGCGTATTGCTAGTGCTGGCATTGGCTTGTTCTTGCAGTCTGATTTCAGCCACACGAATTTGACCCAAACCACCAAAAGCAGTTTTCAAATTAGACATGATTGATTGCGCTGTGGTCTTTCTGAAGACCTCCATCGGCCTTGCTGCATCGGGGTCAATACCCGCAGCTGATTTGAAGCGTTTCCAGTTTTCAACAAGACCATTACCCATACCAGCATAAAAATTAGGATCTTCTATTTGCTTACGTGCCATGGCAACGTTATTTCGTTGCTCAGCAGCAGCATTCGCAGAAATTTGAAGATCGTCATAGTTTTTAGCGCTATGTTTATTGGCTTCCTTCTGAGCATCAGCGTTAACGCCAATATCAGCCTTCCCTTTCTCCAGTTCCAAGGTCTTTTGCTGCTCAAAAGCTTTCTTGTTTGTATAATCCTGCACGTCCCCCGGTGCAAAATTATTCAACTTCAGCTGCTCGTCGGTAACACCCGGAGGTTTTGCTTGAGCAAATCCAGCCAAAGGCCCAGTTGCTGCCGGTGCGGCTGCAAGGGCGGGGGCACCGCTCTCAAACGGACTTGGAGCTTTAGCCGGGGCACCGCCCCCTCCAGCTCCCGCTGCTGCGGCTGCCACACCTGAAGTCGGGTCATTAGAGGCAACCTGAACACCACCCGTGTTTGGAACCGCCTCAGGGGCCGGTGTCGGGGCCGCTGGTGCGTTTTGAGCAACCACGGGCACAATGGGCGGGGCTCCAGCCGGGCCGCCTGTCGGGGCTGCTGGCGGCGTCCCCTCACTTCGAGGCCCAACCGCTGCCGGAGCTTGTTCAATAGGTTTAAGCTGCATTCCGGGGCCACCTGCTCCACCGGGGCCAACTATGTTGTAGGAAGGCACTTCCATATCACCAAGTTTCTTGGTGCCCTTTTGAAGATCAGGGATAAATTGCTGTCTGCGCGGATCGCGCGGGTCAATGATGACGTTACCGCCGGGGTACGGCATCGTGATAGGTTGATCCTGCTGTTGATACTGCTGCATCAACCCAAGCTTTGCTTGTTCTGAAATAGTTGGATCAGCCAGAATGCCACGCATCTGACCTTCAGTATATTGCGGCTTGCGCTGGATAAGGTTTGGATTGATCAAAGGCTGACCTTGTTGCGCGTCACCGGGCATAACATTACCGCCGCCACCCCCAATAACGGGAGGTTTGGCACCGCCACGCAGAGCGCTTGCTGCAAGTTGCACAGTTGGAGGCGCCCCATCAGGACCAGCAGGAGCACCAACAGGAGCAGCCGGGGGCGCTCCACCGCCACCGCCATAAGCATTTGAAAATTTCTTGCTGTAGCCAGCAACTGTTGTCCCAAGCATATCCTTGGCATTAGGATTGTTCATACCCCCTTCACCGGCGAACCAAGCGCGGGAAGCGCCTTCCGGGCCATACTTCTGAGTGTACTCACCAAACTTGTGCTTGAAGACAGCTTCCTGTGCCTGAGGATTGGCTAAAAATTCCTCCTTGGTCATTGGCTTGCCAAGTGCTGCTTGTGACCATTCAGGGATATTATTGCCCATGACTTGATATTTGCCATAGGCTCTATCCCCAGACTTAGGGATGACTGGGCCAAGCTCGGCATAGTTGCCACCGCTCTCAATGCCTGAAATGGCCTTAGAAGCGTCGCCACCTGTATCTTTTACACCCGCAGGCGACGGGTCACCGCTAAAAGAAGTTGGTGCCATACCGCCCGGAGGTTGCGTAGAAGGGGAACCGGGGATGGTAGGAAGCATCCTGCCTGCCCTGACAGCATCAGATTCATTTTGCTTCTTGTTGGCATTAAAATCTAGATTACCACCCACAAGAGCACTAACCATGTTGCTAACACCCTGCGACCAATGGCTAACAGGTTGCTGCATATTTCCATGCAACAGCGCCTTGGCATATTCTCGCGTTGATGCAAGTTGCCCCGGTGTCGCATAGCCTTCGGGTGTAGAAAGTAGATTTGCTTCGTTAGCCACCAAATTGGCTCCCCATACCAGCCCCCGGAATTGGAGACATCAAAGCTTGTGCTACAGGATCTTGAGGCATGCCCATGCCGGGCATAGGCCCAGCCATGCCAGTCCCCATGCCGGGCAAAGCTCCACCCGGATCCATAGGAGGCGGCATAGGAGGAGGCATGCTACCGGCACCACCCGTCATTGCTGACGGATCAACAGGAGGAGGCGGAGCAGGCGGAGAAGGCATGCCGGGGGCCATACCGGGCGCTGGAGGTGCCAAGGACTGTGGTGCACCAACAGATGGCCCACCCGTAGTCGTCATTGGATTTGCACCCGTTACGGCACCTTGCCTCTGTTGCTGCATCTGATGTTGAGCATTTCCAGCCATGATAGCCTTAACCATATTGCTAATATTTCCGGGCATGGAAGTAGTAGCACCTTGAGGCTGAAGATAGCTCGGTGTGGCTGATTGCTGCTGAGGAGAATTCGGGCTCATAGCAAAAGGATTCGTGTCCATTTTTAACCTTTCAGTTTAGCTAGATGCGAAGATACCCGAACTGGTGGGTCTCCTATAACAACAATATTTTCTGGTTCTTTAGTATGCTCAAAGAACCAATATTGATCTTCCAAAGTACTAGCAACCCCTAGGGCACTTCTTACCTCTATGCCAGAATCTGTATATTCCGTAATAAACTTCAAAGCTTCTCCAGTCTTATGCCGTCTTTCAATCTCAGTTTTATTATAAGGCCCAAGATTTAGAAATAGATTTTCACATCTAAGGCCACTCAAAGCCATTATCTTGAAAGAATCAATTTTGTTAGGATTATAATGAAACACCCCTCGGTCATTATCACAGCGGCAAAAACCAAACGGCACATCCAATTCGACAGTCCCAACTGGGAACATTTGAACATTTCTAAGACCCCGCTTAAGCTGACTTTGCTGAATAAGCAAAGTCTCCGGGCTTTCAGGTACATTTTGTCCAGTATCTTCCATCTTACAAAGCTGCCGCACCTAACAAGGAACTCAAACCACCTGATTGCGCCCAACCGCCCAACAGCGCAGTTGGAACGCCAAAAAGACCAGACATCATGGACTGGCTTTGTTTCAACTGATCCTGATACGACGCTTCCGCTGCTTGTTGCGCATTGGCTGTAGCACCTATCAAATTCGCCGGTTGAATATTCAACTGTGGTGTATTTTGGAATGTTGGATTACTAGGTGCTCCAAGATTGGCAAGAGTGCCGCCCAATGCTGCCGGGGTCATGTAGTTCTGATACGCCTGTTGATACATCTGAGGCTCCATCTGAGCCTCAAAACCAGTAACCGTATTCCCCTGATTGTTTTGCACGGCACGCATGGCGTTGTCGTATCCCGGTTGACCGGGAAGTAATCCTTGATTCCTTAATTGGGTATCAAGCTGACTGGTTTGTTGTGAAAAATAAGGATCAAGATATGCAACTTGTTTGGCCATTGCATCCTTGACCAAACCAGATGTGGCATTGCCGATAACATCACTGGGCTGTTGCCCGCCATAATTAGCACCTGAGATAAGATTTTGACCTTGCTGGCCAGCAATTTTTTGTGTCCCCTGCAAAGTATCCAGCAGTTGCTGTTGCGGGGCGCTAAGTGCAGTAGTCGCTGTATATAGCGGCGTGCCATCGGACGAAGTACCAGTCTGATTATAGGTCAAACTTCCCGTAGGGGTGACCTGACTAGTCATCGAACCAACTTGAGATTGTTGCCCGGCAGTCGTATTCAATGCTTGCTGATTAGCCGCTACGGTGTTCGGGTCTGCTACAGCAGGTGCGTCAGGTGTAGATGACATTATGCAACTTTCTTCAAATGCTCAGCTGCGAATTTCTCAAGATCTTCTCTGAACATGACAAAGCGACATCCAGTATTACGTGGAGAATCCGTATGTCCATAATTTCTACGCTGAACACCTTCGTACTTGAAACCAAGTTTTGAAACTCTTTTCAAAAGATAAGAAGGACGCTTCGGCACAATAACGGTCAATCTCGCCAAGCGCAACTCATAAAGGGCAATCCTAGCTATAGCACGGAATATTCCCACAGTAGCTGTACTCTTGCCATAGTAGGATAATTCCGCATTAAGGGTGTTATAATTGGTGAACAAAACAGCCCCAACCAGCAAACCATTATCTAGTATTCCCAAAGCCCTATCCACATGCATAGGGGCACGATGATATGTCTCAAATGCCCATGCAGCAACTTGCGCATCACAGTCAAGAAGCAGGCCTTTCATATGAAACCACCCAATTCTATGATAGAGTTGAAGGCATTAACTTGAAGAGAAATAGAAGTTGTATCCAAACTTGTGTCAAACAATCCTTCATCAAAAAATGAGAAATCAAATTGACCAAGGGTGCCGTTACCCCCTGCTACTGTCGCAATATTGATAGTGAGATGCATGGCTAAAGCATGCCCCATAGCCTCTGTGCTTATCCAAGAGGTGGTCTGGATGACAGTGCCAAACCATTTATCAGTATCCCACACAGCCACATCCCACAATGCACCACCATTGAAAATCTGGAGCGGAGCATTTTGTGTCTGAACATGGAAATCAGCATCTACGGAAATAAAGGGCGTGATAGTTTGACCCGCCGAAATAAACGGCTGAGCCATTGTCATTCTCTTTAACCGACCCGGTGCATCAAAATAATTATAGGCACATTGCATGTCAGCGAGGATGGGCGTGGTAAAATCAGTACTTCCAACAAAGCACTTATTAACATCCCCAACATTTCCACCGAAATACAAAACATCACGGAAGACTTCAAAACAATTGGCGTTCCATCCAATAAACTGGCACCACGCACCTGTCAGAACATTCATGACGAACTGAACTTGTGTGTTATTCTCAGTTTGGGGAACGTTTAAAATAGCAAGCTGCTGTGGAGCAAAACTTATTAATTGCCAGCCAAACATATCCCCACCAACTTGGGCTGCTTGCGCCATGGCATTCTGAATACGAGCAGTAATTGCAACACTACGCTCCGCACTTGGGTCATAAGGCAACGCTTGTGAAAGCGGGACAACGCCTTGTTGCGTAATAAGAGCAACATCAGAACCAATCTTGGTAGCGCAACGCAAGCTGATGGGCGGGGATATATCAAAAGTGCCTACAAGGGTAAAAGTAGCCGCATTGGTAGGATCAGTCCCGCTGAAGATGCTGACTTGCCCACGATTTGAAATAAACACCATATAGTCTTGCGGGCCGTTACCGCCGTCAATCGTCCAATCAGCAATTGAAATAAGATAGCCACCCTTGGTCCAGTTGGCACCAAGATCGAGGGTACCTGCGATAGCCCCCGTAATAGCATCCGTTGGCATAAAGGCACAAACGGTAGAACCACCGCCAGTGCCATTGCCGAGGACGTACCAAAGCCTGCGTTTTTGTGCATGAATATTCGTTATAGCAGCCGTAGACAGACCACCCGGCAACCCTGTGATTGCTGGAATGGACCACACTGTTCCATTATATTGACGAAGAGTATCGACCCCATTCACAAGCTGGATAACAGTAGTACCAGCCCCCGGAGTAAAATTGACATATTGCCATCTGGCCGAATTCAAACCCGATACAACAACCGAACTCACACCACTGATAGAGACATCATAGATAGAACTGCCAGCAGCAGCAAACATCTGCTCCCCACCTTGAGCCCGACGTACCATTATTGTCTCAACTGGCGTTGTAGGGGTATTCAAGAGCACCCATGGAAAATAACCCTGCCTCAATTCTACCCAACCGGGGCGTGGTATCCAGTTATTGAGAATAGGTGCACGTTTCGGATCCATAGATGCCAAGGGTGAAATGGCATCCCAGCCATCAGTAGGCACAGGAATAACCTTAGACTGCACGTCAGGTGCAGCCGTGGCAATTTTCTCAACTGTTGTAGTCTTCCTCATTTATTTCTACTTTTAAGCAATTCTATCATCTTGTTTACATCATATTGTTCATGAAACGGGACATCCTGTGTCATGACAGGGGGTTCGGTCAAACGCCGAAGTGGTGAAAAATCCAATCTTTTTTGAACATTTCTAGCCTCAACTTCACCAGCTATGTTGTGATACGACTGATGCGCCAAATCGGTAAGATGTGCATGATCGTAAGGAGCGTCACTCTGCCTCATGATCTTTTCAAAATGAGGTATAAACTGCTCAGGCATCCCACCCGGCGAAAAACCTTCAATATTTTGAATCCCATGTTGCAATTCATGCCCCATAACACTTCTACCGCCTGCATAATTTGGGGCATCTGCCTCAAATCGTGGGGGTACCTTTCCTCGTGGTGGGTAGTATCCTCCTTCTTCTATTCCTGGTTTAGTTTTTGTTAGATCAAGACGAAGGCCTTTAAGATCAGGATAGGCTTTCATTAACTCAGGATGACTAACCAATGAATCTATAGACCCTGTAGCTTTGTCCCCCAACTTCTGGGGCATGAACTTCATAGCCATTTTATTGTCTGGAATTTCAAAGCGCCATTTCTGATCAATTGGGTTCTGCTCCCAACCCGTCATCATACGTGTTTGATCTGGATTCGCACCACGAGCAGACCGTGTCATGGCAGCATCAAGTTGACGAAGATCAGCTGTTTTAGCCATCGTACCGCCAAAAGCACCAAGTCCAGCCTTGGGCGCAGCAATGCCTCTTCCCATTAAAGCCATAACTGTATCCGTTGCCGCAGGCACCACCCTTTCAGTGCTTCCACGAATATCCGTTGGATCAAATTGTGTTGCTTGATCAATTAAATGCTTCGGTACATTCGCAACACTTTGAGCAACATGCCCAACTACAGGATTGATGATGTTGGTTGCCTCGTGCACGGGCTCAGCAGGGCCGCCCACGCCGAACGGCATGGCATCGGGCTGCGCCTGCCCTCCCTTTAATGCTGCAATGATGTCCTCAAAAGCAGGCATTTACGGCCCTGTCTTTGGTAAGTAGGGAGCCTGTGTCGGCGCAGTCGGCAAAGTAGGGGTCGGCACTTGCATCGGCTGTGGTGGAATTACTGGATGCCCTGCTTTCAAATAGGCAAGGACTTGCTGAAGATGCGACGCAAATGGTGATTGTGCTGATGGCATCGCATGACGCTCCTGTTAAACGCCACGCTATTAAGAACTCCCGGATGGTCCCGGGAAGAAACCATCCTGCACGTTTGCTGGTGAAATAAAGATGGGGCTCCTTCGTTTAGCCAATTGCAAAGTAGGCGCAGCCCCATCCTGACCAATCAATTGATTAACATAATCGGCCCAACGGTTTTGCAAAGTAACATAACTTCCCATCCCCTTAATTTCCCAAAACATCCACTTGATACCAGTCACCATAGCCTGATCATTTAGAAGACAAGTATCAAGATCATTGGCAAAATACTGAGCAAAAGATGTACCCGCACCTGACACATCTACTGCATTGACAGACCTGTATTCAAAAACCAACTGAATAGGAGCTGTAATTTCAAAAGGCGGAGGCCAAATGCGCCAATTATTCACATACGGCCCTACTGACCGGAAATGCCTTCGAGGCCCAGTAGTGACAATGCCTGAATTATGCCATTGGTCTACTTGTGGCGAAGTAGGCCCAAGCAGTTCCCAATGATTAGTTCTATCCCACATAGTCCGGTTTTGAAAAGAATCAAAGCCGGATGGCTCAGGAAACGTATCTTGAGCAAAAATAAGATCTGCACCAAGAGAAACGTCAGGATTAATAGACTGCATATTCATAGTGACGGTAGCCCCATCCGGCACTGAAACGACGCGAGCACCTTGTGGAATATTGGTCCCCGATATAGCAGTGGCATTAGGCAATATCCCAGCCGTACTTGGAATATTGCTGATGACACTAGTAAAAGGAGCCAGAAAATTTCCAGTAGTCAAAAGCGGCACTGGTACTACAAGGTCATATTCGAATTGTAATGCAGTCCAGCCCGAAGTAGCATTCATAGACCTCAATTCGTCCAGAACACGGTTCGCCAACGCAAACATCTGTGCCGTGGTAACATCAGTATTACCCACGACACTTACAGCCACCGGCAGCCCAAGTTCAGCTTGGGCTCTCTGAACCATCTGGAGCAGTGTTAATGCCATAACTTATACCGATAGAATCGAAGCCCAAAACTTTGGCTTATATTGCCAAAAAATTGCAGCCTTATTCTGTGGAACAGCAAGACTCGCATTGAGAGTATTATTAAGTGTATGACCAACAGGAACGAATACTAAAGCAGATGTAGCAGTGGAGCTGCTATTGAAGGCAAAGACTGGTTCCGCAACTGCTTGAACAAAAGGAAGTATAACAGCTGTCTGACCAACAGAAACATTAAGCTCTGCATTGTCACCTACAATGGAACGAGCGCCAACCTGTGCAGTGCCAATACCGACAACAAGTTGATAATCCGCACCTACAATGGCTGCCAATTCGCCGGGCAGGCCCAAACCCATAAGGGCAACCGTATTTCCACCAATCATTTTAATCCCCTTTATGCGGATACAAGAGCAGCCCACTTCGTAGGCTTGTACTGCCACGCAAGAACGTGCTTATTTTGTGCAACGTTCACACTGGTCGTACCATTTATAGTGTGACCAGTGGGAGGATAAAGAACGCCGGTCGTAGCTGTCGGATTAGCAACCATATACGGAACCATGACGTTAGCGTTATCTGGTGAAGCAGGAAGAATAGCACCAGTTTGAGAAGCAGCGGTCAATAGCTCAGTATTCGTGCTCTTAATTAAAGCAGCGGTTCCTACTGCGGTACCAGTCGTAGTCAACTGGTTCGGGTTACCCCCCAACAGTTGAGCCAATTGCGCAGGAAGGCCAAGACCCATTAGCGCGTCAGCAGTTGCTACAGGCATTTAAATGACTCCTTATTTGAGGCGTGTGCGGGAACGCTTAGGATCGGCCTTTGGCATTTGACGTACTGCGTTGATCTGCGCAGTCTGAGCATCAAAATTACCACCGGGAGAAAATACACCACGCTTCATTCCACCACCCTGATTGGCCAGCAATTGTTGGACATCAGCCATGGTAACGGCATTTTCCTGATTAGCTCGAATATTCTTGAGTTCAGATTGAACCAAGTCAAGCTTGTTCTTGAGGCTATGAATTTCACGATCCTTTTCCTCAAGGATCTGTTTAAGCTGACTAGCTTTGACACCTTTATTCGCTACCTCAAGATAGCGAACAGCTTCGTTCACCCATTGCTGACAGCCCATCCCAATGGTTTCAATGGCGTGTGCTGAGAGTTTGGCCAACTGCTCCACTGTATGCACGCCAGAAGCCTTAAGGGCACCAGCGGTGGCCGGTGAGGCAGCAAACAGCATGTCTACGGGGGTACCATCTGACACTTGAGGAGCGTTCTGTTGAAATTGCTGCCACTGCATCGGGTAGCGGCGCTTTTCCAGATCAGTTGCTTCTCTGTCTACGATGTTGAGGCGTTCACCGGGGGGATGGATACGAACATAAATCTTGTCATCAAAATAAGGTCGGCCGACCTCAGCTGATTTGGCTGGGTTGGATACGGCTTTCATGTAGAACATGACGACCATCGAGGAATCACCACCTCCATAGTTGACCACCCCACCCCATTCACCCATGCGACGGATGCTAGTATGACTTGCAAGTTCGTCCATAACTCAGACTCCTGTTTAAATTACGAAGATAGCGCAGATCGTGTTACTTGGCCAGAGTCAAGTCCTGCTTTCAATTGAATTTGGCTTTTAACGAATTTATCCAATTCTATAGCTACTTTTTGCAACATACCATCCCAGTCATGAGGAGCAGGTTGCGTAAATTGACGCAAGCTTGGATACCAAGGGCTATCCTCACGTGGCCCGAACCAACGCCAGCACCCGTCCCAGCGGCTTAGCAGCCACGTAGGCTTGCCTAACGACGCAGCCGCATGGACTACCGCCGTATCAACTGAAATGACCAAATCGCAGTTTTCAATGGCACAGCACGTTTCATAAAAATCGTACATGTCTTCGGTCCAGTCCGCAATGGACATTCCAGCAGGTGGAGTTTTAACTTCTTCACCGGGGGTACCGTGTTGAAGCGATACCCACACAATACCGGGGACCTTCGCCAACGGAGCCAAAGCTTTCAAGTCAGTTGAACGGATTGCATCAACCGCAGCAGCAGCAGGATTTGTCCTTCTACTCAAACCGGCCCAACAAACACCAACTTTGAGTCCTTTGGGCAACTGTTTGAATCTTTCAGCCCATGCATCAACATCACGATAGTTCAAATAAAATTCCCTATCATTAACTGGGATAGCCTCAATATTTGGAGTCAATATTCCTGCCAAAGTCATCATGGGCACGGCATAGTCAAGCTCTGGAAGCTTCTCACCAATGTTAATGACTGCATAAACATCAGGAATAGTTTCAAGAAGACGTTTAAGCTGCGGTCTACCTTCAACAATGACTTTTACTCGAGGATAACGATTTGCAAGTACGGAGGCATAACGTGAGAATTGAATGATATCCCCCAAACCCTGCTCGCCATATACAAGAATGGTTTTATTGCTTAAATCTTCACCATTCCACTGCGGGCATTTGACTTTACGTGGAGGCATTTGATTGCTTTTCCAACGCCATTCGTACTCTTTCCAACCTTCCTCAAAATGTTCCGCTCTAAGGAGAGCCATGCCATAGACAAAATGGCCGTCAATGTATTCAGGGTCAACAGCTATGCTTCTACGGTAGTAAGAAAGACCTTTTTCAATATTTCCTTCATATTTATAAGCATTTCCTAAAGTCAAAAGTGCCTGTGGTATTTCCTCAATTTCAATAGATTGAAAAAGGCTTCCCTTTGCTTTGACTATATTCCCTATGTCATAATAGGCAGCACCTCGATTACAATAAATTCGCGCCCGCATGTCTTTATGAGTTTCATATTCCAAAGCTTTGTCAAAACTTATAATGGCATCCAAATTATGCTGCATTTGTTGAATGCAAACACCTCGATTATCCCAAATACGTGAAAGGTGCCCATCAGCTTGAAGGTTATTCTCAAACCTTTCAAGAAGTTCAGTGGACCAGACAATGGCTTCGGACCATTTTTGATTGTGATACGCCATTACAAAGAGTTCTTGAAGTTCTCCATACGTTTTACGCTGCATGTCATGCTCCACACGTTGATAAAAAGACAGGGGCCGAAAAGCCCCTGTCTTACGCCCACCCTTACACCAATATCAGGTCGCAGCGCCAATGGTTGGGTTATTGAGAATGCCCGTATTCGGGCCAGCCACGGAACCAGCAGCTTGAGTAAGAACCATGCCCGTGATCGCATAACCGCTCGCAGCACCGGGGGTTAGGCCCACCGCGCCACCAGTTGCTGCAACGTCAAACAACGGAGCACCTAGGGTGACCGCAGCAGCAGACCTTATATTCGGGCAGTTACCCGCCACTTGCACCCAAAAGAAGGTAGCAGTTTGCGGGGAAGCCGGAGCCGGAACAACCATGCTTCCTTGTGAACCACCAACCACGCCGACAAACTGACCAAACGGAACAAAAGTACCCGTAATGGTCGCACCACCAATCAAGGCAACAGACCAAGAGTTGGGGATGGGACTCACAACAACAACTGAACCAGCAGGGATGGTAATGCTGGCGGTACAGAATACCCATTCTGAACCATCCGTGCCCCAAGCCAACTGACCGGGGTTAAATGGAGGACGAGGAATTTCCGGGGTACCAACAGCATTCAAGATAAACACCTGATTGATGTCGACGCCTTCCAAGTTAGAAGTATTATAAATTGCAGGGGCTGCCATTTAAGGCTCCTCATGTGTGAGTTGGAATTCTAAAACCTATCGTCCATGAATTGGTTTCCAAGGACACGCACGAAGAAGTGGGTGATTGGTTTCACCAGTCTCACTTCTATAAGAAGTAATAGACTTCGTCAAGATCATAGCAAACGCTGCCCTAACAATATTGCTGGGGAACCACCCCCGCCACCAGTTTGCGAACCATCCCAAGATGTGTATCCAGTAGGTATAGCGGCAACAAAAGGCGTAGCTCCAAAATTTACAGTTTGGGCTGTAGTTGGAGGAAAAGTGGGGACAACACCGACATAGAACCCAGCGACATCCGGTACGATTGTAACGCCCCCAGTACCAGCACTGGCATCCCCCCACACCTTGTGAGTTCCATCAACAATTAGATAAATTTTACCATTACCAATATCAAGACAGATACTGACCGTTAAAGACGCACCGGGGGTATATGTATTGGAAGTACCACCACTTCCCCCGAATTGATCCCAAACACCCGAACCCGAATAAACAAATGCAATTCCGCCATCAGATTCAAGAAAGTGGTTAACGTTGTGACCTGTAACGGAACCTGTGCCAAATTCATTATTTTGCGAACTATCATTCGTTGTAGTTATTTCAAAAAACCATTTACCAGATGATTGCGATGTTGTTGAAAAAACCGCTGAAGCAGTAGAACTAGAAGTAGCGGTTAAATTCCCGTTGGTCAAAGTTACGCTTATAGATTTATTGGCTGGGTCAAGTGTGACTGTCATTGTACTGACTCCTTTAGCGGATCATAAAGTTACCCATGTTGCCGATGAATTTTACAATGTGCTCAGTCTGACCGGGTGCTGGTGTGACTGTGTAGAGATTTTGATTATAGGGCGGCAACGGGAACAGCCCTATTTTAACAGGACGCGAGTTTGGGTACTGGTTCTGATTGAACGGAAATGGATTCGTGAACAGATTTGGGTTGAGTGCCTGCCCCTGCGCAGGGACAGACAAGACCGGACGAGATACAAAAGGCTTCGACCAATCATACTGCGCAAACGGCGTCTGAATCGTAACAAATAAATTGAAATTGCTAGACTGTGTTGCGTCAGAAAGAGCTGGGGATAGAGGATGGGGCCGCATAACAAACGGTGCACGGGGACGCCCACTTGGCCCTACTACTGTTACCGTATAGAGCGATTGATTGTAAAACGAAGTAGTTACTTGCTGCGGGCGAGGTACCCTTGCAACAGACCAGTCATATTGCGCGAACGGCTGTACAGTAACGACACCATACAAATTAACATTGTACGGCTGAGCAGGAGTTGAAAAACCTTCTATCGTGCTTGAGACAGTCGCGTTGAAATTGAAAATAGGAACAGGATTGGTGAACAAATTAGGATTAGTAGGCCGTGTTGCATCAGAAAGAGCTGGACGCAGGGGGTAGGGGCGCATGACCAGCGTCCCACGATCCTGATACTGCACAACAACGACACCATACAAATTGACATTGTACGGCTGAGTAACCTCCTGAGATACTTTAGCTCTAACAAATGGCCGTGCCCAATCCGTTTGATTAAACGGCACCGTGACCACACTGTACAAATTAAGATTGTACGGCGTTACGTCAGAAAGAACTGGACGCACAGGAGTAGGCCGACCAAAGTACGGTGTACGGAATTCTACGGTTACTGTTTCTGCATAGATAGATGGATTGTATGGAAAACTTATTGGATAATTTGTCAAACGAACGGGGCGTGAAGTATCAACATTCAAGAATGGGACAGGATTGGTGAAGATGTTGATATTCAACCCGCGTGACGGGGCAGGTCGTTCAGGGGGCAGTTGAACAGCTTTGTTCCAATCAAACGGGCCAAACGGAAGTAGATTGGTAAAAACATTAATGTTGTAAGGAGTTGCCTGCGGGGGTGGTGGCCCAATTACAACAGGATCCGTCCACATATACTGCGCAAACGGAATTGGATTAGTATAAATATTCGGATTAAATGGTGATGTCGTATCAGGACGAACTGGAGGCACCCTGAAAGCACCCTCACTATAATCAAAGGGGCCAAAAGGAATTGGATTGGTAAACAGATTAATATTGTACGCAGTCGCTTGCGGTGGCAGTTGCGGAAATTCAAAAGGCTTCGACCAATCTACCGGGATAAACGGTGCTTGCACCGTAACCGAATAAAAATTCTGCCAAGGCTGAATTAGATCTCCCGACTTTCCTTCAAGCGTAATAGCCGGTGGCCAATTATACGAGCCAAACGGAAATGGGTTGGTAAATAGATTTAAATTAAGCGGACGTGATGCGTCAGGTCGAAATGGACGCACAGAATAGGGAAGCATAATAAGATCTTCACGAACCTGAAGCTGTGACACAACAGAATAAAGAACTTGATTATAAGGCTGAAATGCTGGCGCATGCGCCCATTGGAATAATTTCGAGAGAACTGTCTCACGAGGTTTTATTGTTGGGTCTGCAACAGGCGGGGCAGCAACAATTCTAGCTCTCACGGCTACCCAAGCCGCAGACGTGTTAAGCGAAGACAACCCTTCATTGCCACCAATGCCCGGAGCCCACACTGCACCAGAACTAAAAGATGCTTGTGTGTTGTCTAGAAAAACCTGCGTACCGGGAGTCGTACCGCTGGTCATATTTGCGATATTCGCAGCCACACCGACCAAAAGCAGAAGACCATCACCAATTGGCGTATTGGTAATCAGCCCTGCATTGATACTCGTCCCGGTAGCAAAATTGGTTAAAAACGCGACTGCGGTGCTTGTTTGATCAACACCATTAAAAGAAATGCCATCCACATAAAAATCACGCGCACCCGTCCAAGAACCTGCAAGGGTGTTGGCTCCTGAAGCTGGATTAAGCAAACCATAGATAGCAGCTGTACTGCCCGACGAAGCTGAATGGATAATCAACTGCGTGAGTGCAACACCATTCCATGTTAAGTTAATTCCTGTCGGCGGTGTCGACGTCGACCATGCAATACATACCAATAATGCACGATTAGTTCCGCTGCCAACTGTCAGATTGGTGCTATTACTGAATGATGTTGCCGCAGCACCCGTAGTACTCGCGGTGCTTTGTGCATCAAAGCTTACCGTCATATTAGATCCATGCCTGTCCCATCAACGTGATGGTAACAGTATAGAGCGACTGATTATAGGGTTGAGAAGCAGGCAACGATGTTTTTGGGAAAAATGCAGGCGTGAAAAAAGGTGTTCGTAGTGTCTGTGCTGTTACAGTAACAGTATACAGTGCCTGATTATAAGGAATATCTGGCGGCAAAAGCCTCTCAACACTCCACGGAATGTTAGGAAAATTCTTATTTGGGACAGGATTCTTGAATAGATTAGGATTTGTCGGCCGTGAAGCATCCGGCGGTAAAAACCTTCTAACGTCCCGTGGAATGTTAGGAAAATTCTTATTTGGGACAGGATTCTTGAATAGATTAGGATTAAGAGACCGTGACGGATCAATTTGAGTTCTTCGAATACGAAATGGCCCTTTACTATAGTCAAAAGGTCCAAATGGGAGCGTTGCTGCGGTAGTGCCTCTAAACGTCAGAATCCAAGTAACCCAACTTCCAGTACTATTCGTAAATGTACTCTGGATTGCTGTTGTGACCGTGCGAACAGAATGCTCAAACCAAGAAGAGGTAGCAGAAATAGTACCATCATCAGTCCATATACCGCCATTTGCCGTGATGGAAGCTGCCGAACAAGCAAACGCAACAGCGAATTCATCAGCCGTAGTCAATACAGGAGTGTTGCCTGAAGTTATCGCTCCAGCACCATTGCCTATTCCAGCATTAAATTGATCAAGGACTGGACTGGTTAAACCACTGAAGGACCAACACGCACCATCAGCAAATGTTGGATTGCCGGAAGCCCACGAAACAATAGCGCCTGTCCGGCCACTACCTGCACTCTGAAGAAGCCAACCACCAAATTTGAAACCATTTCCAGAGTCAAATGGGCCATAGACCGCCGTGAAGGTATCACTACCAGTGCCTCCCGTGGTCTTAACAGTTGGCGTTATCGCTGATGCTGAACTCCATGATCCAGTAACAACTACAGAATCACCAGCAGAAATTGTGCAAACAATGCTGAAACTAGCAGCAGTGGTAGTTTGAGCTCCACTTCCCTTGGCATGAAAGGTCGCAGACATCAGCTTGTGACCTTCCTATCCACACTTTTTACATCCAAATTTGAGGCATCAAAGCGCCCGGAGGAGTAGCAGCAGCATGAACATTGATAGCACTTTCTGACCATGGTTGCGCGCCCGATTGCGTAGCTGACATCACAACACTGGCCGCACCCGCTGCACGATTTTGTGCACCACTAAAACCACTTAATGCCAGATAATTAGCAAGCACAGTATTATTGGGCGTCAGCGTCACGAATGGACAGCCAAACGTGGCCACAACCATATCGCCTACCGCACTCGTCACTGTTGTCGACAATGTACCGGATGCGCCTGAATTGTTCTGAGCGCCCGTAAACGCAGCTACCAAACTTGACTGCTCGACGCCCGTAAACGAGATGGCACACGCGCCACACGCAACATTATTAGTCCACGTCGCATCAATGATATTTGCACCTGATGCTGGATTCAACAGGCCATAGATGTATGTAACTGCATCAAAACCATTCGAAGCAATAGCCAATTGCGTAAGCGATACACCGCCCCACGTACACGTCAAGATCGGCAAATCATTGCTCGGCATAGCCATCAACATCAACAATGCACGATTAGCCCCAGAACCAATGGTGAAGGCATTGTCGAAAATATGATGACCGCTATCAAGATGCATCGTCGATGCAGCAGTCACAGCATCTACAGCTACAGGCATATCTGTCCCATCAAAGGAATTGACGCATCAGAATAAAGCGCCACATTGTAAGAAATTGACGATACCGCTGACTTAGGCTTTTGAATCGATTTAACAGACCAATCAAACTGTGTAAAAGGAATTGTGCCATCGGATGGTAACTCACCCAAAGTAAGTACGCCCAAAGCATCAAAACCGAGCAAAGACATTATATCTCCGATGTAAAACTACAAGTCACTGAAACATCAGTTGTAGCAGTCCATGCAGTTCCAGAATTTTGAAGCCCAACCATATCTATCGTTGGACCGACACGAACTGCCACTGTACCGGGGCCACCCGCACCAGCTGTATAAGTCCCACCTGTTGACAAAGTTGGTGCCACCCGCATAGTAACAGGAAATTTTAAGGCACCATTGTAGAGGGCCGAGCCGTTAAGTGCCAACCCAAGATAATGACTAGTAACTGCATAGAAATGCCGCTGACATCGTAAAAGATCAAGTTGATAATCAGACCGTTCGAAAGTTGAAGCAATACCTCCAACCCCGATTACTTCAAGCTGAACGTCATCAACGGTAAAGCTATCGTCAGCACCCGCAGTACCTATAGGTTGGGTGTAAAACATTACTTCCATTTGGAGAACATTTGCAGCTACAGGAAAAGTTGAAATAAACGAATAACGTGTTGCTGTAGTGGTAATTGCAAACCCTGCCGCTATGGGTGCAGTTTCTCCAGTATATCCACTATTTCCTCGTTTTGAGGGCAAAGCCCCAGTACCGCAAGATACATAAAGGCCGAGTACGGATGATGTTGGAGAAAAGTTTGCTCCTGCTTTAACTGTGAAACTAATACAAAGATTATTTCCTATGCATTTAACGATTTCATCAGCATCCAACGGACAAGCCAAAGCTGCAATTTGCACTGTGCCCGTCTGACCGGAATTACGTTGCCATTTTGCCGCAAAACGAGAATTAGAAGTCAATCCAGCAACACGAGTAACAGTACATGCTTCATTAGCAGCATTCCAACAATACCAACCATCAACTGTGTATAATGTAGAACTCGCAGGTACTGAAACTGGAGTACCTCGTTGCCATACTTCAAATCCACCATTGCGACCTATAATATTCCTACAAGAATAAGGAATATCTGAAGCTACAATTTGTGACCAAGGCTGCCAAGCTCCGTTAAGATTGTTACGGATAAATATCCTGCCAGCATTGCCAGTATTAAGCCCCCAAGCGGTTTGCGAAGTAAAGGCAGAGTTAGAGTCGAACGACTGGACTAGAATATACCAATAATCAGTACCACCATCTGGAGCATTCGTAAGTAAATTTCCATCATAAAATCCAGGAGCTATTAACGAATTCAAGTTCGTGGATGCAACACTGAGGCTGTTATAGGCCCCGATATTTGTTTTAGCTTGATTTTTTTGACCTAGTGTAAGAGTTTGAACTCCAGCATTCAGCAACGGTACCCAAGAAGACCACACACTGTTAACTAGATTACGTGTCCAAGCACCGCCAGACGCAGTAAGATCCCACGCAGTCTGTTGGCAATAGTTGGGGCCACCGGGATATTTCTGGACTATCAGATAATACTGTATGCCCGCAGCTGGTGCGTTCGTACAAGTAATTTCGGTGAAATAAAATCCGTCAGTAACAATGTTGTTGAAATCTATCGATGATAGATCAACACCTGAGCCAATTGGTATTGACGCATCACCCAACGACGAAACATTGCCAAGGTTTTTGAGTAATTGCTGTTTCTGTGCCAGCGTGAAGGCATTCGCCTCTGAGGGCGAAAGCAAGTCTTCTTTGAGGGCAACAATTCCTACCTGAGGAACCGTCGTGAAGCTGATCTTGGTTCCAGCACCACTTTGCCCAGCCCCGGTACCAGTTCCAGACGAATTATAAAGCACCGTGGTACGAAGCAGAACACCCGTTCCAGTGTTATAGGTGCCTTCACCTTCTTCCCACTGGGTTAGGTCCAGACTTTGCGCACGGTACTTGTAGGTTTGGCCGTTAACAATACCAGCCAACGTCGGGGTGTTGTAACCAAGAACAGCAGACGCAAAAGTCCAATCAGTCGTTCCACCGAGTGTCGGCAAATAACGGCAGCTGTTGACCCATGCAGCCATTAAGCCGACTCTCCACGTTACAGCACTTCATAGAAGATATTGGCACCAATCAAACCTGCCGTGCCAACGTTAGCTGACGACAAGACTGTTTCAGAGTTGCTGGTCGTAGCAACGCCTATTGATACCCATTCCTCTTCCGAACCCGGATTGGTCTGCCATTGGATAATGCCACCGAAAGCATTAAAGGTCAGATTCAACCTAGCCACAGTAACAGCTGGCGAGCGAACTGGCGGGGTAGTAGCAGCCACCATCGCAACCGGAAGCGTAGTTGCAGCAGTAGCCGCAATGTTTATGTTAGCATCTGAATTTGGCAAAGCTAACGCAGTCGGAGTAGCTGCCAAAGTAGAAGACCGTGCTAACATTGTTGCTGTCACAGCAGATGTCGAAGCTTGACCTTCAAGCAATACTTTACTAATCTTTAGAATGTCAGTTGCGGAGCCTGCCTTGAGCGCGGCAAAAGAACCGACTGCCAAGCCCCCATCTGCCTGCTGTAGCGGGGTAAACGAAGAAACTTGAAAGAGGCGCTTAGACATAGTTTATGACTCCTTGATTTGTACCCTTAAGGAAGATAAAATACAGCAAGAAACTGCTTGCCGGAATTATTTATTCCTGGATTTTGCCACATCGTAAACGCAACAGGAAAAGCCTGACCTAAAAAGAAATCAGACGTGTGATCGTTGCTTGTAGTGGTGTCAAAAACAGATCCCAAAAACAAATTTGGTTCATGAGAATTCAATCCCGTCGGTGACCTACTAAGAGTAGTAGGACCCGTCGCACCTGATGTATCAATACCAGCAAATGAAAGAATACTAGCAACTCTCATGATTGTGTCTCCTTGTTGTCAGTCAAAGTATCAGGGCTACCCATGATAATCGTCTGCTTCTTGACTTCATCGACGACCTTTTCAAAAGACACATGAACATAATCAGGCAATGATGCCAGATAAGCACAACTATCACAAATATAATGCCCAGAACATTTCGCACAGTAGCTACGCTCTCTAGTACGAAATGGATTCTTGACAACCACACCCCTGCAATGCCCACAAGTCAAAGTGTCAGCTTCAAACATCTTACCTTCACGGCAGAGCTCCGGGACATAACCAACCTGTCTTGCAATATCTTCAGGAAGTCCCGGAGAAGCGCGGTGGTCAACCAGCAAGTATCCCATTTGCTTCGCCATCTTAACCCTCTTGCGCAAGCTGTTTAAGGGCGGCCAAGCGTTTTTCATACAGCTGCTTCTTGGTCTCTGCTTCTGCCAAGATGGCTGCCGCAGCTTCATGTTTCTTAGCTGCTTCTGTGTTTATCTTGTTTGCCTCGGCAATGACGTTTTGACAGGCTGCTTCGACAGTGGCTTTGCGCTCAGCAGCAGTTTTTTCAACATCTGCCAGCAACTTAGCAGCTTTGTCAGAACTTCCTGCCTCAGCCGCAGCTAGTGAAGCTGCACGCTGTGCATGCTCTTGCTTCTCTTTGGCATGTGCTTGTCTTTCAGCAGCCAAAACCTGTTCACGCTCTGACAAATCATCATGCTTCTTAGATAGCTCAAGCTCCCGTGTATTCAAATGCAGCTCTTTGCTTTCAATCTCACCTTGAAGCTGCAATGCATCTTGTTGCTTCGCAATTGCTGCCTTATGAGTGTTCTCAACAGCTTGACGATCCTTATCCACTTGCGCTTGTTGAGCTCTGAGCCCTTCACTTTTAGCAGTTAGCTCTCTCAAAGCAGCTTTGGCGGCAGCTGGGTCCGATATAATGTCAAGCAACGAAGCCAAGACTTGGCTCGCAGCAACGCTCTGTGCACTTGAGCTCGCATCGCCACTAGATCCCATCATACCAAAGCATCCTTATGTATTTGTGATCACAGACACTTTAAAGTTTGAGTTCGGTGGACAAGAGAAATATTCAGTTTGATTAGCCGCCAAACGCGCCGAAGCCACTGTTGCTGTTGGATTTGTCCCAATAGCAATTGAACATGCAGCATCCACATTAATACGAATAAATGTAGTATTTTTGTTAAAAGCTGCTGATTGTACAACGACACCAATCGCAATCAATTGCTCTGCAACAGGAGGAAACTGCGCACCAGAAATAGGATGGTTACCGCCACCACCAATGGCATTAAATTCAGTTAAATAAAGAAAGGCCATTTATTTTTCCTTAGGTGCATCTGGATTTAACATAACACCATTAAGCAGGGGCTTTGACACCGGGCCATCTACTAGCGGGGTAGCTAAGTCCTCTGAGGGAGGGAAATTTGAGCCCGACTCCCCAAGGAAATCCTCGACCTCCTTATTCGCATCACTCAACTCAGTAGCCAGCGACATTGCCTTTTGTGCGTTGACCTGTGCGCGTGAAACTTCGGAGGTTAAGCGGTTCTTGGCGTCGACATTTAACTTTCTCAAGTTGGCCATTAACCCCCGCATGCCAGCAGCTAGGTCCTTCACTTCTTGCATGTTGTCCTCTACTGACTCTGCGAGTATCAACGAATACCCTTGATTTAGTAGCCTTACACCGGCATCCAATTGCCTTTCTAACTGGCCTAGGATGAGCGATTGCAAGGACAGGTCTAGTGTTAAGCGATTCCCAGTGTCCGAATCTGTCATTGAACGTTGTTGATCCAAAATAAGCTGCATAAAGCATCAACATTGCATGTAGGTACGCGTTATTATCCATCTTTTACACCATACAAACGAGGGCACCATAGAACAGGTGCCCTCATTTTACTTATCCAGTCAAGTTCCTAAGCAAGTGGCTTAGACGACGGGGGTGTGGGGGCCGCAGGATCAGCAACACCATCGATATGATCAGCAAGCCCACGAACAGCCTTTACAAGAGCTTCAATAGCCCTACGGATTCCATCCGAAGATCCTAGATCAAGCCCAGTATTGGTTACTGTCGTAGTAACGAGATGACTGTCAACAATATCATTAGCAGTCTTTTTAGCAGCCATTTGGTCCTCCTTTGAGTTAAGATTAGGCAGTCAACACACCCTGCAAGAACGCATTGGACAAGGTCATATTACCAGCCCAACCAATCAAGCGAACCATGGCGTCTTGGTTGACCGAGAAACGGTCAGGATCAAGAGGAACCATATTACGCCGAGCATGGGGCCGCCACATGAGGTACTTGGTATTAAGGAAGTACATCGTGGTCGCGGGGGCACCACCAAGTGCCGAGGACGAAGAGCTGATCTGGGGCGGGATTGGATCCGAGGCAAAACCTTGGAAACCACCGTCCAGCACCACGTCAGCATTCAGATACTTGAGGCTCTGGAAACCAGACTCAGCCATATCCGGTGCGCTATTTTCAATCTGAATGCGCTGAATTGCTTGCAGTGCGTTCAGGTAATAACGATACGTGGTATTGTCAGCGATGATCAGGTCCGGGAAGTCCCGGCCACGGATCAGCTGCACCCAAAGTGCATCCATTTGTTGTAGGATGGAAGCGGATGAAAGAATGGTGCTGCCGTTGGTAGCAGCTGACCAAGTCTGGTTCTGCCAGAAGGTCCACTGCGAACGATCAATACCACCCACCACGCCGGTAGCCGGGGAAGCTGCAACAAGAAGCTGCAAACCACCAACCGAACCGGTAACAGTACCGTCACCATAGATACCTTGTGACAGACCATTCATGAAAGTATCTTCCGCATTCATGATGCGGGACTCAAGAAGATCAATGATTGCCTCTTCACCAGAGTTCTGGAGCTCTTCCAGACCGCTGATTGAAACAGCAACCGCTGACTGCCGAATGGGGAACTCCGCAGCCGTGAAGACTTGGCTGGGTGCAATATTCAAAGTCTGATAGCCAGAATACCATTGATAGGTTTGGTTATCAGCGTAATTGAGTTCTTGGACGATGGTACGGCCACCGCTGAAGGTTTTAACGTTACCACGTCGGCTAAGGCGCAACAGCGCAGCGTTGTTACGGGACATATTGTCCGCAAGCTCGCCAGTACGGTTACGTAGGGTCGTGGTAACAATTTCAGACAGGTTTGGAAAACCTACTGCCATTGTTTTATCTCCGGGTTAATGGTTGAAAACGCTACGCCCAACCTAATGGTAACCGCTGGAGGATGAGGCGGGGCTTCTTGTGGGAGCCCCAGCTTTCATATTCTTAGCACGTCGTGACCACTCTTACGCTTCTTGATCTCTGATCTGTTGAATAGCTTGTCTTAGAGATTCTCGTACTGGCGTTTTTTGACCGGGCTTCTTGGTAACCACTGCCCTATTGCCTTGTGTGGCTCCGGGGGTGGAAGAGGCAGGAAGCGAAACGGCGGCCTTGCGGGCTCTCCCAACTTGCGTCTGCTGCGCGGTTGTGGCCGCGTCCTGCGTCTGCTGTCGGGCTACTTGGTCTGCTTGCTGTTGTTCAGCAAGAACCTTCTTCCGCACTTCAGGGTTAAAATAGATAGCACGTTCGTAGGCAGTGTCCAGATCAACTTCACCATTCTCCTTCAATGGCACTACCTGAGTTTCGATTAATTTTGCCATATCCTGACGCACATCCTCAAAATGAGCCTTGTCTTTTGCCCAAATGCTGAGGTTTTCTCTGGTTTTGGCTTCACTTTGGGTCTGGAACGACTGCTGCATATTTCCAAATTGACCACCAATTTGGTTCACCACACCAGACAATTGCCTGAGTTGATTCTCAAGATTGCCAATATATTCCTTAACAGGTGCCGGTATCTCAGTGACCGGCGGTGCACCACCAGCCCCCTCGGCACCCGCTGGAGGGGCAGCAGCGCCAGCAGCAGGCGGAGCCGCTGGTCCAGCCAGCTTAGTCCAATCAATACCCATGCTTTTTGCAAGAGCGGGGAAGGATTGCGCAGGATTTCCTGCCAATGCCTTGAACCACAGGAACATGCGGTTGACAGCATCCGCTGGGGTAGCATTCATTTGCCGCAGAGCATCATTGTGCGGGGCAATCGCCTGATCGATCAGATTGTAACGCTGCTTCAGTTGATCGACCCCGGCAGCCATTTCTTGACCGCGCTTGATGAAAGCCGCCTGCATAGCAGGTGGGGTCTTATCCCATTCAGCCTTCGCCTCCGGGGGTAAGTCCGCTGGAGCCGGGGTGACACTAGCCGGAGGGGGAGCTTCACCACCTTCTGGAGGAGCTTCACCGGGTTTTGGAGCAGCTTGAAACTTGCCGGTCTTTACATCCTTCTTAGGTGTTTTGGTTCTACCCTCTTCGTCAGCTCTTACTTCCTCAATCGACGCCTTAAGTTGTTCCCGTACCGAAAGCGGCTTTTCTGATCCACCTTCACCATCGCCAGCAGGGCCACCTGTACCCCCAGCATCGCCGCCGTCACCCCCAGCGTCACCACCAGTGTCAAGAGGAGTTTCCAAATCATTGCCGCCACCACCTTCGTTATCGGGGCCGCGAAATACGGTCTCATTGAAATGACGTGTAAAAGAATTAAGCATCTTACTCTCCTTTTGGGCAGCTTGTGCGACCCGTGAAATTAACGATTACGTATCTCATAGACTGCGCGCTGAATCGCCTCACGTCGAGCCCCACGATCAAGTTCTACTTTTTGGCGGGGTTTGAGGAGCGTAGATACTTCATTGCCAACCTCGACGCAGCCTGCATCTCGAGTCGCTCGTCTGAACTTCGCTTTACTTGTAAGGTATTCACCCGTTGCCATATGACGGGTAGCTTCCATCTCGTCACTGATGACAAAAGCCGCTTTACCAAGCTTCTCATTTTTTGGCCCTGCTACATTCTTGTCAACGAGCTCGCCTTTGCGATAGACAAAAGTCGTCATGTCTTAATCTCCTCAGGCACATATATAGGGTGATGAGCTCCTGCTATCATCAATCTCCCATTAGGACGAACCATATTCTTATAGGACATGACAGTTTGAACGCCTTTAGGATATTCATATCCTGAAACACCCAAATATGAATATACATTCGGAACTACCAAAGGTTCCTTCATGCGCTTGTAAGCAGCATAAAGGTCCGGATAAAACTTCTTGCTTATTTCCCGGCCATCAAGTGGGATCCAACCATCAGGACACCACGCGGGCACCGCAGGCATGTACTCCTTGATTGGCATTAAACTCTCAGCCCTGATAATTGCCGGGGCAATAAACAAAGCTGCCATCCCTTTAAGAACGCTACGCCGATACATCATTTGCTTCCTCCAGATAAAGTTCCCATGTTTTCAGCGCTTGTTTTAATCGAAGATCAAGCAACTTCTTCAATGCCGCATCATCATCATTTTGTAACTGCTCGAGAGTGGAGACCGATAGGCACGTCACGTTACTGTTGTCATACCTTCCAATGAGGACAGCAACAGCATCAAAGTTATCATCCCAGTAAAAGATTCCAGCCGGGGTAGCAAGCCCATTCCCCATGACGATCTTAAACGGTGGAACGATCTTTGATTCTACATACTCCCTGATTTCATACCTGTTCATTTCCCTACTCCACCAGTCATTGACGCCGGATTAGTCGGAGGTGCTGGCGGGGGCTTCATAGCCTCAGCATGCATACGCATCGCCTCCATTTTCATCTCCATCTCACGCATACGGACATCCATTTGCTTCATAATCATATCGGCTTGGTTATTTGCTTGTTCGCCAGCACTTTCTTCTTTCTGACGTATAACCTCAGCTTGAGCCTGCTGCTGAGACGATTGTGCGTCAATGTTTGCGGTCGTAATATCGTTCTTAGATTTAGCCATATCGGCTTGAGAGCGTAGTTCTGCTGCATGCGCGGTAGCTTGTGCTTGCTGAGCCTGTGCATTCGCCTTGATTTGCTCCGGATTTGGCTGCGCAGCAGCCTGTGCCTGCTTCTGTTTAGCGATTTTAACAGCCGAATCGCAAAATTCCTCAATAGTAGACTCAAGATCACGCCCAACACGGAAGCCACGCACGCCAAATTGCAACAATTTGCCGAGAAGAGGCAGGATTTCAGGTACTTGGGCCGCCATTGCCATAGAAGTCTGAAGATATTTAGTAACTTCTGAGATAAATTCAGTGCGATCGCCCTTTTCTTGAGCCGCATCACCATAAATCGTCGAATCAACCTCAATATCAACCCGGAATCCACGAAAACGCTCGTCCCGGATCAACTTAATGGCCTCGCTAATGCGTTGTGAGGCCTTCTGAAGCTCAACCTGCATTGGGTCGGGCGGAGGAGGCATAGGCAAGCCGGGCGCTACAGGCGGGGCTGTGACGGGCATGCCGGGGGGAGCTCCAGCAGGGCCACCCGGAGGGGCCGACATAGGCGGTTTGGGGAACGGAACCACGTTCTGACCGGGCTGCGGCATAGGGGGTGCTGACGAACCGGGCGGAGGAACGCCGGGAGGCCCTGCGCCCATTGGCGAAGGGGGTGCTGACGGACCTGCTCCGGGCATAGGTGGATGAGGCAAACCAGAAGGGCCACCGGCCATAGCTGGAGGCGGTGCTGGCAACGCCGGAGCTGGTGGAGGTTGCTCAGCACGCAATTTCTGCATGATGTCTTGATCTGGGCCAAGACCTTCTTCATACATGGCACCAGAAGCTTCCACCAATGACTGGGGTGAAAAATGCTGTGCCATGATGTCTGCCATAATCCGGACTGTATCGCGGGCAAAACGCGCGACCTCATTTTGACGAGCAGTCAACCGCGTTCCGGTATTGTTGGATTTCAGCCTCTGGCCTCCCAACGTCTCTCTTGCATCCGTTGTACCTCGCATGAGATCATTGATACCTGTCAGCCGGTCCATTTCCTCAATTTGCTTTTCCTTCAAGGACATTAGCTCATTGAGAACACCAATGATCTCCTTCAGAGGCATAAAGGACATTTGACCGGCAACGCCGCCCTTATCCCCAGCAAACATCGCCCAGTCATCAACCGGGATCAGTTCATTCTCAGTGGACTCATTCAAAAGCCTTTGGATGCCTTTTGCAGCGGCATTATAAGTACCAACAACTTTACAGGCCCTCGTCAGCATAGCTATCCGTTGGCTCAGCTCGTCTATTTGCGTAGCCTGATCCTGATATTGGATATAGTCAGCCACCGGAAGCAGTGTGCCGGTAGTTTGGTTAGCTATGATTGGGCGCGGTGTTGGAAAGAAGTTTTCAAGGTTGAGAGGATCGTCCTTACGATCAAGCAAAAAATCATAACCTGTGGCTACCCAATAAACTGTACGGTCTTGCTTACTCCAGATTTCAAATATTTCACCTTTAACTTCATTCTCTGCATTTGTATTCTCATAACGATCTTTTTGACGCTCGTCCTTTTCAAGTGGAATTGCCTTGGCAATTTCCTTACCAAAGCGATCACGCATTTGCTCATAGGTAAGAAAAACACGCTTACCGACAGCTACTACCTCAGCCCAAGTACGTGCTTGGGCTGGGAAGATGAGGAAATCTTCCCAATGAATATAATCAATTGGGGTAGACTCACGGACAATTTGATCACCA